CGGAGGCTTGTGTTAATCCTGACTCGGGAGCGGTGTTTACCGCCGCGCCATCCGGCGTATAGAACGTACTCATAACGCTCCCGTGTTAGGTCATTAGGCTACAGTTACGGTAATTGCTCCGATAGCGAAGGAAAGTACGTCGCCATCCAACAGAGTCTTGGAAGATACCAAGGGGGCGTGGTACAGCAAGTTACCTGTAGTCAACGCATCAAACACGCCGATGTGAGTAACAGTAATAGAACCACCACTGTTGTTAGCTGGGAACGTGATTACCTTCGCGTTGGAAGAAACGCCGTTTGAAGGCGCAGTCCAGCCTGTGTCGATGGCCGCGCCGCCAGCGGCATCTTGCCGAGCGTAGGTTGTCCAAGACGCAGAGTTAACCTCTGAACCAGAACCGGCATCAGTCGGGTCAGAAGTAAACAGAGCGATGTAGACATCGGATGGAACAGGGAACGCCTGACCACGGAGCGTGGTCTGGATAATGTTCTCTTCTGTGTAGTCGGAAAACTGACTCATTTTGTTAGTCCTCTAAAGTAATTACGCGGTTACGCGTTGCGGTACATTGGGGTTAGACACTGGGTTTGGAGCTACTTGTACAGTTGCCTGTATCTCAATACCAAGCGCGTTAGCAAACGCGGCGTAATGAGCCTGCGCACGTTGTGCGTTACCAGCGTACTCACTATCTTTACTGTAAGCGCGGTAAAGAATGTAATCTTGAATAACGTTACTATAAATGTCAGGGACACTGATATTGCCAGAAACATTATTAACAGTGGCGCTACCTCCGGGTTCAGTAATGTCGGTAGGATACTTAGAGTACACTACTTCCAAACGCGCCGTGGTTTTAGCCGGAGGATACACGTAAAACTCAAGAGGATTACGAGGATCATACATGTAGTGCGCAATGTCTCCAGAATTTGTTTCGTTGTGCCAATCTGGTTTTTGCGCGTCCAATATCTCCCTGTTTATAAGCCTAACAGCCCCATAAAATGACTCAGAAGTATTTTGATTCCGAGTAATTTCAATTAATTTAGCGGCACCAAGCGCGTTGTTGTTTTTATCCAACTCTTGCTTGGAACCTGCCGCACAAGAAAACGTCGCGGTAGTAACCATAGCATCGGGGCGGTAAAGTACTACTTCCCGCTGTCCGTCGTTTAAATACCTAACTAATTCGGCTACGGGCCATCGCACCGACGTAGTATCTTGAAGAGTGTCAATGCAACGTCTTAGTATCGAACTAGCTGCAATAGTCATTTGTCACCTCACACAAAAGGTCTGGGTTGAGTCTGTAAAGACCCTATAACACGGCCTATATTACCTTCATTTCGTGCATTATGACACAACAATTTTGCACGACGTTGGTAATAATCTGCCGCCGTAAAATCGGTAAACGGTTGTCCCGGCACAGCGTAGATTCGACCTAGCGCCCCCGCTATTATAGGCTCCATCCAGTAATGATACAAATCATCTGCCAGATAAGTAGCGTCTGTACTTGGACGTAGCGCTACATTAAGGACTACAGAGTAAGCGTCGTCAGGCGTAGCGTATAAATTTAGCTGGGTTTCGGACTCAAGTTGAGTTACGTAGTACTTAGTAGGCTTAGCGTTGTCTGTGCTTACTACTGGTAAACTCTCTAAAGGCATGGAGTTTATCTCGTCTCCATCCACGGTGACATAAACAACCCTAGATAAAGCGTGACTAGCTGGTACATCAATATCGTACGTACTAGTTCCTGACACAGTGCTAAAAGCATCAGTATTGTACTTTAGCACTAGAGAGTGCTCGCATAAGTACACAGCCGCATCCACGACAGCTTGTTCAGCTAGTGGAGTTGAACACCCCGGTACTTTAGGGATTATACGCGAGAAGAATTCGCTGGCCGCTTTCATCAGATAGCCCTGAATTAATAAGCTACGAAGATACCTTGAATTTAATCTTCAGGCAAGTCTGCTTCTACTTTAGCGGCCTTACGTGGTGCCCGCTTAGCTTTTGTGGGCGCTGGCTTACTATCATCATCTGCCGCACCGACACCGATTTTGGCGTTAAGCTCCGCAACTAAAGCGGCGGCAATAGGCTCCAACTGGTACTCGTCGCCTTTCATACGGGCGATTACCTCTCGTTTGCCGTTGATAAACGCGATCATGCGATTTGTGGTAGTTTCACCACCCAACTTGGCGCATAACTCTGCTGGGGTCATATGTTTCTCCTTGAAGTAAAAGGGGGCCGAAGCCCCCTGTAACGCGTTAGGTATTAGCTAGGATCGCCAACCAACGCTACTGCCAGAGCTTCGGGCTTGACAACTTTGCGGCCATATACAGCGAGGCCACGAACGATGTCACCGAAGTCAGTCTGGTTACGCAGAGGCTCAGTCTTGCTAATAGTCATAGCAAAAGAGCAAGCGTGGTTAGTACCAGCTACCATAGCGCGACGAGGCTTAGCGCCAACATCAGCGGAGCCACTAGCTACAGCAGAAAGACCGGCTACCATAGCCTTGTCGGTGGTGCCCTTGGGCAACAAGTTAGATACGTATACAGTGAAACGATCCAACATGCCGATCTTGCCAGTGCGGATAACACTAGACTGATCGCCAGTGAAGTACGCCTGCGCAAGATTAGATTGCATCAGCAGGTTACGCTCACGGGGGCTGATAATCAGCCAACGACCGTCTTCGGGTACGTTCTGCTCGTCGAGAACAGAAGACATACGCAAGATGCAGTCGAGGACGTTAGAAGCAGTGCCTTCGTCGATAGGCGCAGTCTTAGAACCAAGGTTGTACGCGGCTGAGATTTCACCAGCGGTAGTTCCTTCGTTGTCTGCGTCTGGGCCTTCGGTAATAAAAGAGTTAAAGAATACTTCGTCTTCGATAGCAATCTTCAACTGCTTAGCGGCGTCTTCCGTAAACATGTTCATCAAGTCCATATCGGCTTGCTGAGCAAGTACGTCGTTGGTTTGTACGCTGAAGTACTTAGCCTTATCAATCTGCATATCTTGGAAGATAGGCGTGGGGGTTTCAGTCGTCAGCGTAGAGCCAGCACCAGAATAGTCGTTGATGGTGATGGACGGAGCGGTACGGATACGAATGGTATCGCCCTTGTTCTTCAACTCACCCTCGTAGTCCGTATTCATAATCTCGGACAACATGGTGTTTTGGTAGAACTTAGCCAAAAGTTTCCCAGACCAAAGTGTGGGGATGAACGACCCTGAGTAATCAGGAGTCGTATTAAACGGTGAATTCACCGGAAATACAGCGGCCATTGTCGGTCTCCTAGAACAAAGTTGTTACCCAGCTACACGCCCTTGGGTGTAAGCTAGGTCGATTTCAGCTTCAAGTTTACGTGCCTCTTCTAGCTTGCCCGCCTGATTCAACTTTGTAATCTTAATGAACATATTGCGAACTTGGTCGTTCGTATACGTAGCTCCATTAGACGACTTCGTTGAAGAAGACGAAGCACTCTTAGAGGGCTGGATTTGGGTAGCAATTTCTTCGGCCACAGCTTTTTCGGCTGGTTCGGCACCTTGTTGCGATTGCTTAAACAAGGTAACAAAGTGGGCAACAGCGTCTGCATCGCCTTCTGCGTAAGCCTTTTCAGCTACAACCCGTCTGGGAGTACGTAGAAACTGGTCTTGCTCGTCCAACCACTTGATCCAGTTAGGATCAGTGTTTACTTGAGCAAAATCAGGTACTAAGGTGTTGAGCTTCTGCTCAAACGAAGTCTGGGAAACCCTATGACCCGTTTGCTCCATTGAGGCACGCAGTTGCTCGTTTTCTTCCCTAACGGCTTCTAGTTGCTTATACAGTTCGGCGGTTTCTTCTCTCGCCACTTTGCGCTGAACTTCGATCAAGTCGTCACCAAATTCCTCGCGATCCTTATCCGTCACCAGATTTCTGAGGCGTTCGTACTCGGCTTCTTCTTTAGCCTGCTCCACCTGTTTGTTAGCAGTTTCTACAGTTTCCTTGAGCGATTCTAGCTCTCCGGTAAGAGTTTTCACCTGCTGGTGGAGGCGAGGCACTTCCGCATCGTACATACCCTGAAGGGTCTTGTACTTCTGCTTCCAAACCTTTCCATCCTCGTCTGGCGCATCTGCTACCTTGCCCGCGTCCTCGACAGCTTCTCCCTGTGAGGGTTCAGCCGCCTGTAAAGACGTATCAGTAAGTTCTTCAGTAGCTACAGTAGAATCCGCCGATTGCTCTGCTTCTGGTGAAACTACTTCCGCTGTTGGTTTATCAGACGAAGAAGTTTCAGCATAAAGCTGCTGTTCCAGTTGTTCTATTTCTGCCGCTTGCTTCTGTACTTGCTTGGGTAAAGGCATCACTTTTCTCCTAAAGCTCCAACTCTGCTACATGCTCCAACACGGTCTGCACTTCGCATAATGGTTTGCCGGACAATTTACGGCTTTCGCCGCTCTAAAACCTCTTGCGATTTTTCAACCGCGTCGAGGAAATCTTTAAGGACACTGGCCTGACCCTGCAATCTAAAGATGCGGTCTGAGTCATTAGCGGCGATAAGTTGGTTTTTTACTTCGTCTAATTGCTTAGCGAATAAATCCAACAACTTATCGTCCCGCTGTTTACAGTCCCACAGAGCCTGTACATGCTGTCGGTCAGTATTGTGCCCTAAAAACATACGCTCACCTTATATCACATTCAGCGCCATAACAACAAGTTCTTCATCAGTAGGATTACGTACTGTTGTAGGTAATAACACTGTACGTAAAAAGACCCCTGACCCAATCCTGTTGTTTGTATGACTAGCGCTTTC